GCAATCTCTGGCCATCCAAACTCAGAATCTCCATGAGTGCGCCTAATTCGCTTTTGTAGGGCATATTGAATGCGCTGGACCTGTCCAGTGTCCTCGCTCAAATAAATCACTTTACGTCTGATTAGCACGCCCACATTTGAAAAATGGCTGCTAAATCCAGCCACTTGCATGGCCAACGGGACAATCGCTGATGTTTTTCCCACGCCTGGTGCGCCAGCAATCAATGTCAATCCATCTGCCAAAAACCCATCAATCACCCAATTTGGACTGGTCAATACAGTCATTGGATCGATTATTCGGCTTTCCCAAATATCCTTGATAATAATCTCACCAGTTTCAGAATCAATAATCCTGTCAAAATCTCCACTGCTTGGATTATTAACAAAATCATCTTCAGGATTATTGAAAGCACTAATTTCGCCTTGAAAGCCATGATTTTTTGCCAGTTTTAATAATTGCCTAATGCCAATTCCATCATCTTTTTTAAATGATTCCCACTTGGTTGACATAATAAATGGGTCATATTTATCTGATTTTCTGGACCATTGATCCCATAACTCAAATCCCAATTCAGCCAACTCTTTTTTCAATATCATGCCAACTGAAATCCAATCGGTATAATCATCAGCATCAATGAATGATAATAATAATTTGACATCATCGGATTTGGAATTGGATGGCATTTGATCCATGATGTTGACCTCGAGCAATTGGCCACAATAATCCCAATCGGTCAAAAGAATGTTTTTCTTTTGGCCAGTAAATCCTGAAAAGAATTCAATTTGCCTGTTTTCAGACAATGTAATGCATTTAGGGATTTTGTTCCTTTGCATCAAAACCCAATAATGCGCACCATGGCCAGACAACGATGTCTCATATGCTGCCCCAAGTTTATTGAGGTAAGTCATCAGCATCAGCTGCTCTGTATGTGGCTGATAGTCTTTGGCATTCTTCCAATCAAGATCGATGCAGACCAAAAATAAGTCTGGCTGCACTTCAAATGGTTTTAATAGAGACAATCCCACATAGGGATGGCTTAGAGCCTTGGCTTGGTCATATGTGCCCAATTTGCCAGATGTGGCAGCCTCTGCAATGCCCATCACGCCATCAATGCCCACTGGCCGTTTCTGATCTGTAAAACCGCAAAAAATGGGTTTGTCACCGAATTGCATCCAAAATGGATGTTCAGTGTCGTTTTGTTTTATAATGGTTTCGGCCATTTCTTTCCTTTGAGGGTTTGTAAGGGTTAAGGGCAGCTTTCACCAGCTGCCCTTTTTTTTAAAATAAACATTCTTGCTTTTGTTCTTGTTCTATCCTAGTGCAAGCAATGTCAAAATATTTCTTTTCCTTTTCTATTCCAATAAATTTTCTTTTTTCCTTAACCGCAGCAACCCCTGTTGATCCTCCACCCATAAATGGGTCTAAGATAATACCATCAGTCCAATCAACAAATTGTTGCATCAAACCAATTGGTTTTTCAGTTGGATGGTATTCATTGTTAGTTCTTGGATGAATTATTACATCAGTTGGTCTTTGTTTTGGAAAAAAATGACTTTCTAAAGCATAGAAAAAAGCCACTTCTGTTTGCCTTCCATGTTAATGTTTCAAATCACCCATGGACCAATTATTTTTAACCCATGTAATCAAACTTTTTGGAGTTGGATAATCTTTTAAATTATTCCATCGGCCAAAAGCATAAACTGAATGTTTTGCATTTTTAATTGCCCAATCAATAACAAAATTGGCCAAATCTGTTGAATTATCATTATCAATTTTTAAATGTTTTTCAATTCTAGAATTTGATTGATAAGACATTCCATATGGTGGGTCAGTGATTACTGTGCCAATGTCACTTAAAGTTGGCAAAATGTCCATGCAATCGCCATAATATAAAGTTGCTAAACCAATTTCAACTTTCATGTTATTCCTTCACTCTGGTTAAACTAGGTGCAGCATGACTTTCAATAATAGCACCATCAGGAATTGCAATCTTTAACTTTTTAAGCTCGGCTGGTGTTTTTAATGTTAAAGCCTCTTTTGGCATTGGCACGTCAATCCAAACAAAATCTGGATTCCATTTGGTCATCTTGCGGCCAGCTTGGAGTGACCAGCCTTGGATTTCACCGCCATTGCCCAAAAACTGTTTTGCAGCGTCTTGTACAGACTCAGCCCATACTTTGCACAACTCAGCTTTGTCCAATAATTCATGCATAGGTTTGGTGGTCTTTTCAAAATCAATTTGTGCTGCCTTGACTGCAGCATCTTTGATCGATGGGCAAATAGCTTTGGCTCTGCAATATTTGCATTGTTTTGCCCCAGCAATCTTTGGTGCAGTTGGCTCATTGACCATCTTGGCAATAATGACCAATTCCTCCTCAAACTTCTCCATGTCATCAAATGACACATAATATGGTTGGCAATTGTTGTGTGGCTGGAATATGTGCAGAAAAATGTGTGTGACCCTGATGTCTTTTTTGATGCACATCATCAATGCGCCAAGTGCATACATCATCAGCTGCTTGTTGTTTTCTGGACTGACTTTGATTCTGCCAGTTTTTAAATCCACCACATGGAGTGCTTTGTCGATCACAAACACTGCATCAGCAGTGCCCCCCAAGTCTGGATGAATCCTTGACAAATGTGGAGTCAAATTCAGCTCGAGAAAAATAAACCTGGCTGCAGCTGATGCTTTTTTAAGATAGGTCACATAGTCAATGGCAATTTGTACCATCTCGGTATCAAACTCATTGTAGTCAATGGCCATTTCATTCCACATCAAATCGGCCAATTCATGGATGCTGGTGCCACGTTGTGCAGCTGCATTGGTTGGATTGGGCAAATCTTTCTCAAGCAAATATGAACCAGGGCAAAGAATGATTCGCTCGAGTTTGGATGCTGATATTGGTGCGTGTGTTGTCATGTTTAATTCCTTTGGTTAATGGGTGGGAGTCAATTTGGTCGTTTTCTTAATGGGGCAGAAACCAGAAAAATTCCCCAAATCCGACATCCTTGATTGTCTGGTTAACCTCCCAAAACTTTACTTTTCTAAAATTGGTCTTGCTCTTTTCTGTGTAAGGCAGTGGTTTACATAAGCAGTGGCCAATTCAATATCCTTAACTGTGGCTGCCTCAAGTTGTGCGTCATGCAGCTCCATCACAAAATTGATTGCTTTCAACTCTGGGCCTTTGACGATAAATCGGTAATTCATCTCAACGCCACGTTTTGCGCATTCATACAATGCGTCTTGAGCCTCTTTGATTTCATTTTGGTATTCATTTCCAATGTTTTGTTTAGCCAATGCCTCTGTGATGTTGAATGCTGAAATCAATGTATCGATGTCATTTTTGGTGGCTTTTCCCATTCGCAAATCATCCAATGCAAAATGATTTTTCAATTGCAGTGAAACCAACTTGTCTTTGAGATTCACCATTGGCATCATGCCAGACATAACATAAGCCATGTTGTCCAAAATCACTGGCTTTGGCCGATACTTTGACCGCTTACGCATTGTCTCCCCTTGCTCGTATTGATTCAGCAATAGTTTTTGATGGGTGTGGATAAGAAAGCACCCATTCATCTGCAAGCCTTGCACATCGCTCACGTTCTATTTTTTCTACTAATTTAACAAACTTTTGAAGACTATCATTTTCTAAACTAAATTTGATTGCAACTGTTGGGTAACTCACATCGTGGACATATTTCATTTCTTTACCACCTGAATGTATAGCCAAATCAATGATTTCATCGTTAGTCATTGCATTGGCCTCCACTGTGTCCTCGGCTCATTGCAATGCTTGATATAAAAATGAACTAAAAATGCAAACACTTGCACATAAGTCATTTTGACACCACTGTCTGCAGCCAGTTTGTCCCTGATCAAATCAATTTGCTCTGGCACATACAAAGTTATACGTTTGGTTTTGCTCATTGCTCATTCTCCCTTTTGGTGATTTCATCTTGAATGTACCAAATCGCCTTTTTTAAATCCTCAATGGCATCTTGCTTGAGGTCACACCTCCAAATGTATTTGACTGCATTGCCCAAGTTGAATCCCATGTGCCTGGTGATCTCAATGCACTCTATGCCTGATGGGTGTTCAGTGTAATGTGGTGGATGATTAATCAAATCGGGTTTCTTTTTCATATGTTTTTACTCCTAAGTTTTTCTTCAGTTAATTTTTGAACTTTTTCGGCATACTCACCTGCAGTCATAAACTGATTGAAATTTGCATCGTGTTTTATAAGCATTCTGTCATCTTCAGTTAATCCTACCCATTCTTTTTTGGACCATCTTTCGGCAATGGTTTGAATAATAGATTTGAAAATTACTATAAAAAACCCAGTTGCAACACCAAATAATATCAATTCAACATCATTCATGTTGCAGTCCTTTCATTGGTTGGTAATTTCTTTTTTTCTTTGGTCAAATAACGCTCGAGTAAATCTTGAAATCGGTCAATCAATTCCCAGTTGACATCCTCGGGTTTTGATTCGACAAGATGATCGATGATTCTTGCTGCTTGTTTTAAGAGTATTTTTTCCATAGGATTAAATGATTTGGTTAATGACATTTTGTTTTTTGAGGATTTTTGAAAGAATAGTGTGATCCAATGAATTGGAAATTGTGAGCAAATAAATGAGTGGAGCCGATCCAGTTTTATTGATATTTTCCACTCTGGAACTGGCTTGCTGCAGAGCTGATGTTTGCCATGTGGCCTCAACAAAAATGACTGTATCGGCTGCAGATAGGTCAATCCCTTCTTGACACGCTGCCAAATTGCCAATGAATAGTTTTGTTGTGCCATTTTGAAAGTCCTCAATGAGTTTTTGTCGTGCAGCTGCTGGTGTGTCTCCTGTGATGATGGATGGTTTGTGATCTTTAAGAATAGTGGCCAATTGATGCACCACATCTTTATGATGGGCAAAAACAATCACTGGCTCATCAGCCAACTTAGACTCGATGAACTCTGCAGCTGGTTTGACTTTACGCATTCCAGCCTCTTTCATTACCTCTGATAAACCCTCAAAAGCCAGCATAGGATTTGGGTGTTCGATCAATGCATCAGCGTTAAATTCTTTTTCACGCTTATCAATTGGCAAATCAAATGTGATCAGTGAAGTGATTGGCTGCTGGTAATTGGTAAAAATATCAGCCTTGGTGCGTCTGAGCATTACTGGCTGCATAATGGATCGCAGCTCTGGCAAATTACTGGCTCCTGATGTATCCAGCCCCCATGGTGCATTCCATAATTTGGCATATCGCAAACCAAAGTCATACCAGCCCCCCCGATAGACTCCCAGGCCATGCAGCAATGGCCACAACTCGATGGGTCTGTTTGGTATTGGTGTGCCTGATAAGGCATAGACTCTGCAAATGCGTTTCATCCATTTGAGTGCAGCAATGGTGCGTATGGTTTTGGGGGATTTGATTCTGTGGCTTTCATCCAGCACCAGAGTTTGATATTGGCCAAGCTCATTGAGTGAGCCTAGAACATCATAATTGATGATGGTGACCCCATCATTTTTTGCATTCTGTGCATTCACTTTGCCATTGACAACTGTGACGTTTCCATGGTAGCCAAGTTTTTCAAATGCAGCTTTCCAGACATTTTTCACAATGGCTGGGCAAATAATCAGAGCTGGCAAATGCTCAAGTGCTGCAGCTGCCGTTGGCAATGTTTTGCCCACTCTTGGCTCATCAGCCAGGATGGCTCGCTTGGTGTTTAAGAGAAAATCTCTCGATATTTCTTGATGGGGAAAAAGCATTTTTGATCCAGTTTTCAGTTAATGAATCCTCAGTATATATTAAATTTTGTGAAATTGTGGGAAATTTTGAGAATTTATGTTATAGTGATTCCACCAACACAATTCTGTGTCGGTATTTCTTAAACTGTAAACTGGAGTAAATATGTCTAAATTTGTAACTGGCAAAGGCCGTTTTTCTTTCCTCAATTGGGCCAGTCCCAAGATCAATGAATTGTCTGGAAAAGAAGAATTTTCCACTGAATTCATCATTCCCAAAGGTGACACGCAAACGATTGCTGGCCTCAAAGCTGCAATGAAAGGTGCACTCGATAAAAAGTGGAATGGTAAATATCCAGCCAATCTGCGCAATCCTTTGCGTGATGGTGACACTGAAACAAAACAAGATGGATCACCATTGCCCGATCAGTACAAAGGCAGTTATTTCATTCGATGCAAGTCCAATGAAAAGCCTGGTGTCATCGATGCAGAGGGCCAGCCCATTCTGGCAGCCAATGATTTTGTTTCTGGTGACTGGGGCCGTGTATCTGTCACTGCATATGCATATTCCCAAGCTGGAAACAATGGTGTAGCATTTTGGCTGAACAACATCCAGTTGCTCGAGAAAGGTGATGCACTAGGGTCAAAAGCCTCGGCAGTGGATGATTTTGGAGTGGCCAAAACCGCTTTTCAAGACTCTAATATTCCTTTCTAAACCAATATGTATCAATATCTGCTGAATCAATTTGGTGTTCGTTTGACTCTCGATGAAGTGGCTGGAGTGCTGAAAGTGCCAATTGGTACGATCTATAACAAACGCTCAAAAAATGAGCTGAGTTTTCGCACATACAAAGATGGACTCAGAGTGTTTGTGGACACCAAAGATTTGGCAGATTACTTGGATAAAACAAAATGAAATTCCCAAAGATAAAACAATACACACCAGCAGATAAAACCGATGTAATGACCACATGGAAACGATTCGGTTTTATCCCTCCAAGTGAAGATGCCAATTATCAGCGCAA